GCACAAGGTTTAGTAGAGAATGTACAGATAATCAGTTCAGAGTTAGTTTCAAATGGTAACTTTTCACAGATAGGTACAGAAGAAGTATTAAACGGAAACTTTTCACAAGAAGGAAGTGAGTTAGTTACAAATGGAGATTTTGCTACAGATAGTGATTGGGGTAAGGGAAATGATGTTAATATAAGTGGGGGTAGTGCAAATTGGGTTGATGCACAAAATAATACTGGAATAAATCAATTTATATCTTTCAATAGTGGTTCTATATATAAGTTTAAATTTACAGTTTCAAACTATTCAAGTGGTTCTGTTAAGGTTAGATATCCAAGCGTTTCACAATTAATAACATCAAATGGAGATTATACTTTTTACCTTGTAGCAGACCAAGTTTTAACACAAATTTACTTTCAAGGATTAACTAATGGGGATTCTAACATTAACCTTTCAATAGACAACGTTTCAGTAAAAGAAGTCGGACAAAATTGGGATTTAGTAAGTGGTGCTACCATAGGAGATAACAAAGCAATTATCACTGGAGATGGTAGTGTTGCTGGATTAATAGAGCAAACAAGTGTTTTTGCAAGTGGTAAAACTTATAAAATAACTTTAGATGCAGTAATAAATAGTGGTGGTGGTTTAAATGTAAAATATGGGATTGGTTTTGCTGACAATATTGGCAGTATGCTAACTACTGGTTCTTACACCTTTTATTACACTGCTTCTGCTACAAAATCTTTAGTAATAGCTAGAAAAACTGGAGGGGTTGCTTATGATTCATCTATAACAAACATCTCAGTTAAAGAAGTAGGGCAAGATTGGACTTTAGGTACTGGATGGAGTGTAGACCAAGCTAATAGTAAGGCTATAAGAACTAGCACTGCTTCAGGTGGGTTAGCACAATCTTATAGTTTTGGTAATGCAAAAAAATATAGGCTTAAATTTACTATTTCAGATTATGTAAGTGGCTCAATTAAAGCGGAGTTTTCTGGTGGCGGTGGTAGTGATTTGTTTTTCACAAGCAATAATATAGGAAACGGAACTTTTACTTTTGAAACTACGACTACAACAAACAGAACAGCATTTCAATTTTATGCTTTTAGTTCTTTTCAAGGCTCAATCACAAACATCTCAGTTAAAGAAATAACAGACGATACAAACATACCAAGAATAAACTACGAAGGGTTTAGTTATCAAGATTCTTTAGGAAGTGAGCAAGTTGTAAATGGAGATTTTAGTGTAGATAGTAATTGGACAAAACAAGTTGGTTGGAGTATTAGTGGTGGTAAAGCTAATAGTGATGGAAGTGGTAATTATCAAAGTATAAGCCAAAGCTGTTTGATTAGTCCAATAGGTAAAACATATAAAGTCACTTATGAGGTTTCTGATTATGTAAGTGGAGAAGCAAGATGTATATTAGGTGGTTTTACATTTGGTCAAATTACATCTTCTAATGGTGTTGTAACTGAATATTTAACAGCATCAAATGCATCATCTAATACATTTGTTTATATAGAAACAAGGGGAAGTGGTTTCATAGGCTCAATAGACAACGTATCTGTAAAAGAATATCTTGGTCAAGAAGTAGTACCAGATAGTGGTTGTGGAAGTTGGTTATTAGAGCCACAGAGTACGAATTTGATAACTTATAGTGAGGATTTTAGTGATGCTAGTTGGATTAAATCAGATTCAAGTATTACAAGTAATTCAGTAATTTCTCCAGATGGTAGTTTAAATGCTGATAAAATAATTGCTACAGCAACAAATGGCTCACACGCAGTATTTGTTTCAATTTCATCAGCAACATCTTCTGGCTCATCTTATTGTTATTCATTTTTTGCTAAAGCCGAACAATATACAAAGACAGCAATACGTATAGGAGGTGGTGGATATAGTGCTCAACCTATGGCAGTTATTAATCTTTTAAATGGTACTGTTGTTAGTCAGCAAGGATTTACAAGTGTTTCTGTTACCAATTTTAACAACGGATGGTATAAGATTAACGCAGTTTTTACAGCAACAGCATCGGTAGCTCCAAATATTCAACCTATTGCAGATGGATTTATTACGACTGCCGATAATTACACCTATACTGGAGATGGAACAAGTGGAATTTACATTTGGGGCGCACAACTAGAACAACAATCATACGCAACCTCATACATTCCAACTAACGGAGCAGCAAACACTAGGCTACAAGATATTGCAGACAATAGTGGTAACTCTACTTTAATAAATAGTACAGAGGGTGTATTGTATGCAGAGATGGCAGCTTTGGCTGATGATGGGACAAATAGAAGAATTTCTTTAAATGATGGAAGTGATAATAATAGAATAAATTTAATGTTTACAGCTAACTCAAATCAAATTATATGTAACTACAAAGTTAGTGGAACAACAAGGGTGACACTAAGTAATATAGTTACTTCTGTTCAAAACTTAAATAAAATTGCTTTTAAGTGGAGTTCTGGAGATTTCGCATTATTTGTAAATGGAATAAAAACATCTGTAGATAGTAGCACTATAATGATGAGTGAAAACTCTCTAAGTAGCCTTGACTTTAGAGATGGTAATGCCTTATTTAATTTCTACGGAAAAGCAAAAGCACTAGCAGTTTACAAAGAAGCATTAACAGATGCAGAATTACAATCTTTAACAACAATATAAAATGCACATATACAAATTAGTTTTTGATACAGAACAACAAGGCAAACAAGTCTTAATAGATAACAACGTTTGGGAAGAAGTAACAGAAGAAGGTGTTACATCTATGCGTTACATAAACGGAACAAAAGGTGTTGTGAATATTGGAAAGGTAATAGACCCTGCTAAGACAACAGATCCAGAGCATCCTATTTATTATAAAGGTTATGCTTATGATGTTATGAGTACTGATGACTTAGACTTTGGAAGCAATGAGGTTTATCCTGCTGATAATGCAGCACATCAATTTTATGGATATCCTAGAAACGCAGAAGTGCCAAAACCTTAACTTAAATTTTTATTATGAAAAAAATAAGTAAAAATATTTCATACAAAGAAGCAACATATTCTAATTATGCTAAAAAATATAAGATAGCAAATAAGCCTGATGATGAAAAGATTGAAAATATGAAGTTAGTTGCTGAAGAAGTTTTTCAACCATTAAGGGAATGGGCAAATCATCCTATTAAAGTAAATAGTTTTTTTAGATCTAAGAAGGTAAATTCAGGAATCGGTGGCTCATCTGTTTCAAGTCATTTAACAGGTAATGCTATTGATATTACTACACTAGGTGAAAAAACTAATTTAGAATTATTTAACTACATAAAAGACAATTTAGAGTTTGACCAATTAATTTGGGAATTTGGATCACAAAACCCTAAATGGATTCACGTATCATTCAAAGAAAAAGATAATAGAAAGCAAGTATTAAAAACTTTAAGAAAAGGAATTTATTATACTTTATAGATATGCCAATACCAAACAAAAAAATAGGAGAAAAGCAGAAAGATTTTATGATGAGGTGTGTTCCTCAGCTAATGATTTACCACGATAGGTCAGAAGCTATTGCAATATGCTATAAGTCTTTTGAAGGTAATATGGTTAATTTAGAAACCTATAATGACTATCCTGAATCAGCAAAGAACAATGCTAAAAAAGTATTAAAGTGGAGAGAAAAGTACGGAAGTGAGGTTAAGGGAATGACTAGGGTTGGTTGGGTTAGAGCAAACCAATTAGCAAAGGGAGAAAACATAAGCAGGGAAACAATAGCTAGAATGTCAGCTTTTCAAAGACATAAAAAAAATGCAGAAGTAAGTCCTGAAAACAAAAGCACACCTTGGAAAGACAATGGTTATGTTGCTTGGTTAGGTTGGGGTGGAACATCAGGTATTAATTGGGCTTCTAAGAAGCTAAAATCAATAGATAAAAAATGATTTCAGATTACAAAACAATATTAATAAATTTAAGTAGCTTCGGCATATCAATGACCAATATAGATATAGGATTAAAAATAATTCTTTTAAGCATAACAATAGGATATACTATTCAAAAATGGTATTTACTAAATAAAAATAAATAGATGCCTAAAAAAAAATTTTCTGAAACTAAGGTTGGTAAATTCTTAAAAGGTGCAGCACCTAAAGTATTAAATATATTAGGTGATGTATTTCCATCAGTTGGTATTTTAAATAAGGCTAAGAACTTAATACAAAAAGATATTAGTATATCAAATGAAGATAAAGATATTGCTTTAAAACTGCTAGAAATAGACGTTATTGAGATGCAGGAAATTACTAAGCGATGGGAATCAGATAATTTATCAGATAGTTGGTTAAGTAAAAACGTAAGACCTTTAACTTTAGTATTTTTTTCAATATCTTATGTTATAGGATGGTTTTTAGAATATCCTTTAGATTCTATTACAGGATTATTATCTTTAATTGTAGCAGCTTATTTTGGATCTAGAGGGTTTGAAAAGATTAAATCTATTGGAAATAAGAATTAGATTACATTTTCTAAGTCTTTATTTTTATTATATTATTATATTTTATATTTATTTTTATATATATTTATATATATTTGGTTATATGTTTAAATAAAAAAATTTAAATTTATTATTTTTATTCTACAAAAAAAAACATTTTAATCAAAATTTTAAAATTATGCAATTCAAATTAGATGTAAACCACCTTTATAAAGAAGATAAGAAAGAAGAAAAAGATATGTATTCAATTAAGTTAGAAACATATAATGGAAAGGTAGAGGGTAAGTTTGAAAGAAGTGAAATCAGGCATATTATACAAATCTTAGATAATGCCATCGAATAAAAAGGTAAGCAGAAGTAAATTAGTTAAAAAGCTAGATACTATATTTAGCCAATATATTAGACTAAAAAATTCAGTAGATGAAAAAGCTACCTGCTTTACTTGTGGCAAGGTGGATCATTGGAAGAAATTACAGAACGGGCATTTTCAATCTAGAAAACATTATTCTACTAGATGGGATGAGGTAAATTGCCAAGTACAATGTGCAGGATGCAATGTTTTTAAGTATGGAGAACAATATAAGTTTTCTGTAAATCTAGATGCAAAATATGGTGAGGGTACTGCAGAAGATTTAAGCATTAAAGCACAACAAATAATAAAGTTATCAAACTTTGAAATAGAAGATATGATTAAAAAATATAAAAATTTGGTAGATTCAATGTAATTAACTACATTTGAGTATTCTTTGTTCTGTTATACTTTGATATTAAAAGGGGTAAAATTAATTTTTTATCCTTTTTTTTTGTTTTAAACCTTAGTTATTAAATTTTTTGTTTATATTTGTTCAACAGAATTATTAATTAATATTAAAAAGTATGATAACACAAAGAACTACCTTAAATAAAAAGGTAAAAGAATTACAACAGGAATTGTATGTGGCAGTTCTAAATGATAACAAAGAAATTATTCCTGATCTAGAAAAGAAGATTGAGATAGCTAAATCAACTTTATTAAATCTAGACTAATGGGAATAAATTATTCAACAGAAACATCTAAATCAATCATAGAAGAATATGAGTTTAGAATAAAAGCATTACTAAAAAAGATAGAATTTTTAGAAGCACAAATAGAAGTATCAAAACAAATTTTTAAATAAGATGAACAGAGAAAAATTAAAGGCTTTATATCTAAAGTATGAATTAACATCAGAAGATATATTTACAAAAGAAATTGGATTTGGGGATAACAAAAAAACCTTTACTATAATCACAAGGTCAGGTATTGAAAAAATACAAGCTAAAGAAAACATTAAGATTGCTTATAAAGTAATTAAATGTGAAACTAATTTTGCAGTAATAAAAGCAACTGCATTTTTAGACTTAAAGCCTATTTATACTTGCGAAACTTTTGGTAGTGCTTTGAAAGGAACTACTTATAAGGACGGAAATTGTCAAAGTTGGTATGTTGTAGAAATGGCAGAGAAACGAGCATTAAGCAGGGCAGTATTAAAACTGACAGGATTTTATGAATTAGGGGTATTTGGAGAAGATGAATCAGATGATTTTAAAAAGAAATAGATATGAGCGAATCAGATTGTTGTGGAGCATCTAACTTGTGGGATGCAGGTATTTGTTCAGATTGTGGAGAACACGCAGAATTTAATTTTACAGATAAATAAATTTAATAACTAAATAAATAAATTATGAGTACACTTATTACAGGATCTATTAGAGTAGATAAATTACCAAAGGAAAAATTTATCAAAGGAAAAGATGGAGCAGTTTATTATAATTTTACTATATCAGTTCAGGATGAAACTAGATATGGAAACAATGTTGCTTTTATGGATAGTCAAACCAAAGAAGAACGAGATGCTAAAGTTCAAAAAAATTACTTAGGAAATGGAAAAGTAGTTTGGACTGATGGAAATATCACTTTAGCAGAAAAAGAAGAAGCTAAAACTGAAGCAACTGCCGATGCAGATTTACCATTTTAAGACTAACCATTTTTAATAAAAAGGTGTAGGTTTTATAATCTATACCTTTTTTTTTATATATTTATCAAATGACAGAAAAACAGAACGAACACAGAATGTTAATGCAATTTATAGAGCAAGATTGTTTTATAAATTCTAAGGAAAAAGTAGACTATCCACCTGTAGCATTATCTTATGGTGAGAAAGTAGTAAAATCAAATAAAATAGATGGTGATTTAATTGTACCAATAGCATTAGGAACATACGGAAATCTATCAGTAGTAACTGCACCACCTAAAACAAAGAAAACATTTTTTATATCATTATTGGCATCTTGCTATTTAAGTGATAAAAATCAATTTGGTGGTGATATAAAAGGACATAAAGGTAATGATGGACAATTAATTCATATAGATACAGAACAAGGCGCTTGGCATTGCCAAAAAGTGTTTGAAAGGGTACACAAAATGGACTCTAATATTAATTCAGAAATTTATCATACCTTTGGATTGAGGTCAATAGACTATAAAATGAGAATTGAATTTATAGATTACTATTTAAAAGAAAGAATTAAAACACCATCTTTATTAATTATAGATGGTATTGCAGATTTATGTTCTGATGCTAACAATATTTCTGAAAGTAATCATCTAGTTCAGAAATTAATGGAATGGTCATCAATTTACAAATGCCACATAATAAACGTTATACATCAAAACTTTGGTAGTTCAAAACTAGGTACAGGTCATCTAGGTAGTTTCTTAGAAAAGAAAGCAGAAACGGTAATACAATTAGAAGCTAATACGGTTAATAAAGATTGGGTTACAGTAAAGTGTGGAAGATCTAGAGGTTATTCTTTTGATACTTTTAGCTTTGAAGTTAATGATTTTGGATTACCTCAAATAGTAGAAAATTTATATGACCCATTAAAATAATGTCTGAAAAAGAAGTTATATTATTACTAGCTAAAAAGCATAAGACTTGGATTAATGTTGTTAATTCATTTGGTTGTAATAAAACGATAGCTGAGGACATTGTTCAGGAAATGTATATTAAAATAATACCAAAAATAGAAGCAGGTTTAGACATTATTTATTATGATAATGACATAAACTACTACTACATTTATAAAGTTCTAAAAACATTATACATAGATTTAAAACGTAAGGGTAAAAATATTACAATGCTTAATATAGAAGATGCCAATTATTCTAAATTAGATTGTGATGTAGATTATGATGAAGCCTATGATAAAATAAAATCTGAATTAAATAAGATGTTTTGGTATGACAGAAAAGTTTTTGAAATAATTAACGAGGGTGAAAGCATAGCAGACTTTTCTAGAAATTCATTTATTGAATATTATACCCTTTACAATACATACAGAAAAGTAAAAGATAAATTAAAGAAATTAATATGACAATCAAATTAACAGACAAAGAATTAGATTGGTGCAAAGATTTAGCAATGAAGCGATCAGGATCAATGAATCACGCAGATACAAAAAATAGTTTTAATTTCTTTAAAAGCAAACCTGCTTGGTGGAGGCATTACATAGGTGTTCTTGGAGAATATGCTTATTCTAAACATACAGGTGAAAAGGTAGATGTTCTAACTATTGGAAAAGGAGATTCAGGAAGTGATTTTAAATATGGTGTTGATGTAAAATCTTCTAATTCTAAGAATAGACCACCTTTATTATTATTTGCAAATCAATTTAAAAGGAAGACAGCAAAGCATTATGTACTTGCTTGGGTGCAGGAAAACTCTGTTGAATTGATAGGTCATATAAAAAGAAAAAAAGTAATAGAATTAAAAGAAATAAAAGATTTTGGCTTCGGAGAAACGTATGTAATTGATAATAAACATTTAACAAAATTTAAATGAAAGTTTTAGAGTTATTTGCAGGAAGTAGAAGTATTGGAAAAGCAGCTGAAAGTTTAGGTTATGATGTTTTTAGTAGTGATGTAAATGATTTTGATAAAATAGATTATGTAGTTGATATATTAAATTTTGATATAAAAAAAGTTCCATTTCATCCTGATATTATATGGGCTAGTCCACCTTGTACTTATTTTTCTGTTGCAAGTATTGGTAAGCATTGGAATAAAGACCATACACCAAAATCAGAAAATGCTTTGTTAGGAGTTGAATTTGTAAAAAAAACAATAGAAATAATAAAAGTCTTAAAACCTAAATTTTGGTATATTGAAAACCCTAGAGGAAAGTTAAGAAAATTACAAGTAGTAAAAGGATTGCCAAAAACTACAGTTTGGTATTGTACCTACGGAGATAATAGAGCAAAGCCTACAGATATTTGGAGTAATAACATAAGATCATTATTAAATATAAATGGATGGCAGCCTAGACCTGAATGTTTTAATGGAAATAAGAATTGCCATCACGAGGCTGCACCAAGGGGAAGTAGAACAGGAACGCAGGGAGTAAAAGGTAATTATAATAGAAGTAAAATACCAAACCAACTTTGTTTAGAAATTTTAAAATCAATATAATGAAACTAGGAGATCTAATTTACTACATAACTAAATATACAGGTATAAAATACCTAGTAGATAAATATCATACTTATAAAGGAACAAAATGTGATTGTGATAAAAGACGTGAAAGTCTTAATAACATAAAGATTAAAAGATGGTAAAATTTGAAAAAGAAGATAGAATTGATTGGAGAAAATTTAGAATGGGTAAAAAACAGCACTTATCCTCTGAAGAATTTGAATTGGTTTGCCAACTCCACGCAAAGTACCACAACCATAAATACCATAAACCCTGTACTTGTAACCCTAAAAGAATAGTTCAATGGATAAAAGACTTGAATATTATTTGGAACAATGGGATTAAAAAAGATTAATAAGTGGGAAAAGGCAGTTGTATTCCTGCTTAACCTAGATGGATGGGATTTAGAATGGTGTGGTGATGGTTTTACTAGATACGATGCAATAGGTAAAACACCAAGGGGAAAAGACTGCGTTATTGAAATGAAATTTCGTAATAAGTATTACGAACAGAAAATGCTTGAGAAAGACAAGTACGATGCTTTAATGTCATTAGATGAAGATGTAATTAAATTATATTTTGTTAATGATCCTAAAGGCAATTTTTTATATTGGCTTAATAATCTACAGATGCCAATACCTGTAAAAAAATATTGTCCTGACACTACAATGTGGACAAAAAAAAGACTTCTTAAAGATGTTTATTTACTAGAAGAAAACGATGCTAGTATAATAAATATTAATATTTCTGAAAAATAAGTTATTAAATTTTCTGTTTATAAGTATATTTATATTATATTTATACTTTATTAATTATTAAAACAGAACAAAATGGCAACAGAAACAAAAAAATCAAATTTAGCAAAAGCATTTGCAAGAAAAAATGATTTAAAATTAAACCTAACTACAGATGAGTTTATCGCATTGAATGATATACTCTGTGATCTAGCAAACCAAGAATTTGAAAAGGGTTTAAATAAGGGTTTAGAAATAGGTAATATGTTTAACAAATAAAAACAGAACAGATGTATAAATTATCAAAGTACAAGCAAAATTTATCAATTCAAGGAAATCAGGTATGGAGTTATACAACTCACGTTGCAACAATAGCAGAGGGTAAATTATACCAATTAGGTTATTGGTCACAAACTACACAGAAGCATATTAATTATGTAGCTAGGGAATTAGATCTAGCTTTAATCAAATGAAAGTAAATCAGGCACTATGGGATGAGGTTAAAAAATCAATCGAATCCCATACAGAACAAGACCAAGCTATAACTGATATAACAATCAATTTTAGAATAAAAGAAAAATCAGATTTAAGAAATTACTTACAAATAAATTTATCACAATATGAAGAAAAATAAAACTACATACATACACGAAACAAATCACCTTTATTGCCAAGATGGAGAATTACATATTGGATATGGAAAAGATAACTGGGTTGTTTTTAATGTAGAACATTTATTTAAAGACTTAGGTTTTATAGTAGATCAGGTTGTAAAAGAAAATAAAAAAATGCAGGATATGCATTTAAGTTCAATTAAAGATTCATTAAAAGAATTATGAAGCAGAAAAAAACAACTATAAATATTGGAGATTTAGCTAGACATTGTATGAAGTCAATAGCAGAATTTCCTATGTTAGAAAGACAGATAAGGTATATTTACATAAACGCTTTAGAAGATATTGAAAATGGAGAAACAGAAGATAATATTTGTCAAAATGCGATAATGTATATTGATGGAGCAATACAGGATATATTATGATATTATTAGTAGATGCAGATAGTTTAGTATTTGCAAGTTGTTATAGGAAGCGAGAACATCCTGAGGATGAAAAGTATTATACAGACATAGCTGATGCTAGAAATAAGTTTGATGAGCAATATATGGCTATTGTAAACCACTTAGAAGAACTTTATAATATTGATAAGGTAATTACATTTAGTGGATCTAGAGGAAACTTTAGAAAGCTAATAACTAAGAAATACAAAGCCAATAGGAAAAAAACAGAATTACCACCATTATTACACGAAATGCACGATTTTGTAAAAAGTCATTATGATAGTGTTGTAGGTTATGGAGTAGAAACAGATGATATGGTTGCAAGGTATTGGAAAAAGTTGTCAAAAGAACTAGGAAGAAATGAAGTTATGATTGTATCAATAGATAAAGACTACAAGCAGTTTCCTTGCCTGATGTATAACTATCATTACAAGCACCAAGAAATACTAGACATATCAGAAGATGAAGCTATGTATAATTTTTATGAGCAGATGATTGCAGGAGATACTGCAGACAATGTAAATTACTTTAAAGGAAAAGGTAAAAGGTTTGCAGAAAAGTATTATGCAGATTGCCAAACTAAATACCAATATACTAGGAAACTTTACGAATTATTTAAACAAGAATATAGAGGCAAAGCTAGGCAGAAGTATGCTGAATGCTATAACCTTTTAAAGCTATTGACAGAATGAAGATATTAAATTTATATGCTTGTCTAGGTGGCAATAGATACAAGTGGAACGAAGTAAAAGAAGATATAGAAGTTACAGCTGTTGAATGGGATGAAGAACTAGCAAGGTTATACCAGGAACGTTTCCCAAACGACAAAGTTATAGTAGCAGATGCACACCAATATTTACTTGACAACTATAAAGAATTTGATTTTATATGGAGCAGTCCACCTTGTCCAACACATAGTAGAATGAGAAAAACAAATACTGGTGAGGGAGAAAGAAAATCAAAAGCTACTTATCCTGATATGAAATTATACCAAGAAATATTACTATTAGAACACTTCTTTAAAGGTAAATATGTAGTTGAAAATGTGATACCTTTTTACGAGCCTTTAATAGTTGCTAAAAAAATAGATAGACACTTGTATTGGACTAACTTTAATTTGCCAAATGATTTAAAAGGAAGGAAAGCAAGTAATTTTATACACTCTAAAGTTTCAGATTTAAGTAAATTTCACGATTACGATTTCACTAAATACAAAGGAAAACAAAGAATGGGTAAAATAGCAAGAAATCTTGTGGACTATGAAGCGGGTAGAACTATATTTGAAACTGCTTTAGGTATAATAAGAAAACAAAATATTAATCAAACAGAATTATTTTAATATGAAAGCAACACAAGTACATTACGATAACGGAAAAGATTACGATATTATAGACGTATGTAACGATTACTCGCTTAACTTTAACAGGGGTAATATCTTGAAGTATATTGTTAGAGCAGGAAAAAAGAAAGACGAACTAGGAGACTTATTAAAAGCAAAAGATTATTTAGAACGAGAAATAAAAATTTTAAGAAATGAATAAAGACTATTTAAAAATATCAGAACGTATTATTGAAATGACAGGGATAGATATATTTCAAAATACTAGAAAGCGAGAATATGTAGAACTAAGGGCATTGGCTTGTTATATCTTTAGAAAGAAAATGAATATGCGTTGGACAAGTATTGCTAACTTTTTTACTTCAATGGGAAAGAAAACAGATCACGCATCAGTTATACATTTAGTAAAGATGTATCCAATTTACAAGAAAAGTAACGAAGAACTTTCTGAATTAGAATCCTGCTTTCAATTCAAAAGTAAATTAAACTATGATGAAATAGATCAAGTCCATTTTTTACAGAATCAATACAGGAAAATTAAAAAAGAAAATCTTCAGCTTGAAAAAGAACTTAAAGAAATAAAATTAAATTCTAAAAATTATAGTTTTGATGATCAAAAAATATTAATGTTATTTGAGGGTTTACCTAAAAATAGAATAGATGAAATTATAGAAAGAATTAGTTTATTGAAAAAATCTTGGTCTTGGAAAAGTAAAGATAAGTGCCAAGTAATAGAAAGCAGTACATCAATGGAAGGTATGCATTGGTAACTTATTTGTGTAACAGATTTAGCGATTAATTAATACTAAAAATAAATAAATATGACAGACCAAAAAAAACTAGAAGTAATTGAAGAAGCGTTTAATTACTACCACGATAGAACTTCACTAACAAGACTTGAAGAAAAAGAATTAACAGACTTTGTATATGAGCTAAAAGAAGCTATTTCTGTTACACGTTGTTGTACGGAGTTGTGCGATGATAAAGGACACGATTTTGATAAAGAAACAAGCGTTTGTAAAAGGTGTAATACTATGCATTTTTAATAGGTAAGCACAATTACTTACAACAGTTGTACAAGGCACGTTTTAATGTGCTTTGTGCTTAGTTGTAAAAAGTAATTTTAAAAACGTTATACTAGAAATTATATACTATGGAGTTATTACGTTATGAAATTAAAGCAGGTTTTTTTAAGGGGATTTTGTTTGGAATCAGACATTATCCCTTTGAAGATAAAGAAATATACGAAGAAGACATTGTTATTTACTTTGGAATATTTCAATTAGTAATTACAAGAATATACAGAAAATAATTTTTTTGTACCTTAGAGAAAATTTAATACAATGATCAAAGCTAAAATACAAAAGGTAAGCATATCATCTATAAAAGAAAATGATGCTAACCCTAGATTCATAAACAAGCATAAGTTTCAGAAACTTGTTAATAGTGTAAAGGAATTTCCTGAGATGTTATCACTTAGACCAATAGTGGTTGATAAGGATAATATTATCTTAGGTGGAAATATGCGTTATAAGGCTTGTAAGGAAATAGGATTAAAAGAAGTCTATATTATACAGGCAGCAGATTTAGATGATAAACAAGCACAGGAATTTATTATTAAAGATAATGTAGGTTTTGGGGAATGGGATTGGGATGTTTTAGCTAATGATTGGGATGTAAAAGAATTAGAAGATTGGGGTTTAGATGGTTTTCCATTTGAAAAAGAAGAAAAAGAATTAAATGATATATCAGATACTATTGAAAGTTCTTATAGGATAGAAGTAGAAATAGAAAATGAAGAAGAACAAGAAAAATTATATAATGAATTAATAGAAAAAGGATACATATGCCGAATTTTGACATTGTAAAAACAAATAAAACAGATTTAACATTTAGGGTTTCATCTGTTATAGGTAAATTCGATTTACAATCTAATGAATCAACAGAAAGATTTACAGGATCAATAGATTTATATAATGAATGGAAGATTGGTTTAATTGTAGGTAAAAGTGGAAGTGGTAAAACAACAATAGCAAAACAACTATTTGAAGACTTTTATATTACTAAATTTGAATATACAGATAAATCAATTTTAGATGATATGCCAAGTTATTGTTCTGTATCAGATATAACAAATGCCTTTAATTCTGTTGGTTTTTCTAGCCCACCTAGTTGGTTAAAACCTTATTCAGTATTATCTAATGGAGAAAAAATGAGATGTGATTTAGCTAGGGCTATATTAGAAAAAAATGAAATGATTGTTTTCGATGAATTTACAAGTGTTGTAGATAGAAATGTAGCAAAAATAGGAAGTTTTGCAATTCAAAAAGCAATAAGGAAAAGTGATAAAAAATTTATAGCAGTTGGTTGTCATTATGATGTTGAAGATTGGTTATTACCTGATTGGGTTTTTAATACAGATACTATGACCTTTCAAACATTTGAAGGGCAAAAAAAAAATAGACCAAAAATTGATTTCAAAATCTATGAAGCATCAGATAAACAAATTTGGAAAATGTTTTCTAAACACCACTATTTAAGTCATACTCATAATAATGCAGCTAAAGTTTTTATAGCAACTATAAATGATGAAATAGCAGGATTTTTAAGTGTATTACATTTTCCTCATCCAAAAGTAAAAAATATGAAAAAAGTTCATAGATTGGTTATATTACCTGATTATCAAGGTGCAGGTTTTGGTATCAAATTTTTAAATGAAATTGGTAAAATATATAAAAAAGAAAATTTTAGATATAATATAGTTACATCAGCACCTAGTTTAATTTATGCTTTAAAAAAATCAAATAAATGGATAACAACACGATTTTCTAGAACTACCTCTCAATCAAAAGAAACTACGGTTGGAAATATGCAAACATCACACAACAGAATAACAGCATCATTTGAAATGAAATAAATATAAATAATGAACGAAAGTAGACATATTAAAAAGGAATCACTATTAGCAGCACTAGAACAAAGCCTAGGAGTTGTTACGGTAGCTTGTAAGAAAGCAGATATACCTAGAAGCACATATTACAAATGGCTAAAGGAAGATGAAATGTTTGCAATAGCAGTACAGGAAATTGAGAACGTTGCTTTAGACTTTGCAGAAAGTCAATTACATAAACAGATAGCAGCAGATTCAACTGCAGCAACTATATTCTATTTAAAGACAAAAGGAAAGAAAAGGGGTTATGTAGAAAGACAAGAAATAACAGGAGCAGACGGAATGCCATCACACTTTGAAATTGAGATAATTGAAAATAAAGACTAACGTAGTTTTTAAACACCTTTTAAAGTCTGATAAAAAGATATCAATAGAACAGGGTGGAACAAGGTCAGGTAAGACGTATAACATCCTGCTTTATATTATATTTCATTATTCATTAAAGAATACAGGAAAGACAATAACAATATGTAGAAAAACATTCCCATCAGTTAGGGCATCTGTAATGAGGGATTTTTTAGATATATTAAAATTACATAATTGCTATTTTGAAGCTAACCATAATAAATCAAATCACGAATACAAGATAAATGGTAATCTAGTAGAATTTATTTCTTTAGACCAACCACAAAAAGTTAGAGGTAGAAAAAGAAACTTACTATTTATAAATGAAGCCAATGAGTTAGACTATGAAGATTGGCAACAATTAATATTTAGAACAGATGAAAAAATAATTCTTGACTTTAATCCATCAGATGAATACCATTGGATTTATGACAAGGTAATACCAAGACAAGATGCCGATTTTAACATTACTACTTATTTGGATAATAGCTTCCTTAGTGATAGCATTAAGGAGGAGATTGAAAGACTAAAATATACTGATGAACAATATTGGCAAATCTATGGACTTGGTGTAAAGGGAATCAGTAAATCAACTATATTTAGTTATGTAGAGGTTAATCAAATTCCTGAAGATGCTGAGTTTATCAGCTTTGGTGCAGATGCAGGATATACTAATGATCCTACAAGTTTAGTTTCTGTATTTAGAAAAGACTATGACCTTTATGTAAAAGAACATTTGTATCAAACTCAAATGACTACAATAGACATACATAAGAAATGGAAAGAAGTTGGAATAGAAAGACAAACAATATATTTTGATTCAGCAGAGCCTAGATTAATTGAAGAACTACGTAGAATGGGTTGGAATGTACGACCAAGTTTGAAAGGTGCTGATAGTATAAATGCAGGAATAGATCTATTAAAACGATTTAAAATACATATTCTAAAGGATAGCCATAATGCAATACAGGAATTTAGAAACTACAAATGGCAAGAAGATAGAAGTGGAAAGATGATTAATAAACCTATTGATAAAAATAACCATATTATTGATGCTATCAGATATGCTACTTATTCAGTCCTAAGCAAACCTAATTTTGGTAAATATACACTTCATTAAAAAAAGTTATTAAATTTATTGTTTATTAAATAAATAGTATTATATTTGTTTATCATTAAAACAGAACAAATGAAAAAATTTACACCAAGAAGCCAAAAAGGAAAAGATACTATAGCTTTTATAGAAAGCATAGAAGATAAAGATTTGACAGGTAGAGAAAGATTAGACTTAATTTCTAAGTTTAGTGATAGTTGGGAAGAAAACCAATTACCCGATGGAATAAAAATAATAACTAATTCTTTTGGGTTACCTGAAATAGAATTAAATAATTAAAAAAACAGAACAGATGAAAAAATTACAAACATTAGTATTGATTTTAGCACCAAGCTATTTCGTAGGTAGATTATTAATAGGTTTAATTTTTAATATTTAAGATATGGAATGGTATGATTGTTTAAATCCACACGAACAGAAAGAATACGAATGTTCAGAATGTGGTAAGCCACTAGAAACAGATGATGGTTATTGTTCAGGAACTTGTTTTGAAGCAAGTATGTTATAGAATTAAAAATATATGATGTTATTATGTAGGGATAATAATATCTGTTAAAGGGTAGCTAGAAATGGCTACCTTTTTTTTATTACCTTTATTCAAATAAAAAATTAAATTAAATACGTTATACAGATATGAAATTAAAATTAACAATACCTAGTGATCTATCAGAAATATCATTAAAGCAATATAATAAGTTTCTTAAAATACAGAAAAACAATGAGGATTCTTATTTCTTGCAATGTAAGATGATTGAAATATTTTGTAATCTAGATCTAGAAAGTGTAAGGCTTTTAAAACTTACTGATGCAGATAGGATTGTAAATATTTTAAATAAGATGTTTGAAGATAAACCTCAGCTAATAAGAAGATTTAAACTATCAGGTGTTGAATATGGTATGATACCTAATCTAGATGAAATATCTTTAGGTGAATATGTAGACTTAGATACTTATATGGGTGATTGGGAAAATATGCATATTGCTATGAATGTGCTTTATAGACCAATAAAAGAAAACATAGGTGATAAGTACCTTATTAAAGAATATGATGTAGATACAAAAGACAAGTTAGAAGAAATTCCTATGGATGTGGTTTTTGGTGCTATTTTTTTTTTGTACAATTTAGGGATAGACTTATCAAAGGTTATGATGGATTGTTTGGAGGATCATCAGATGGAAGACTGGATGGATCAGCAAATTTCTCTAGAAAATATGGATGGTATCAAAGCATCTTCTCTGCACTCGCTCAAAACGATGTTAGACGACTTGAAGATATCACTAAATTAAATGTACATAAATGCCTGTATGCTTTAGAATATATGAAAGAAAAATCAGAGTTAGAGGCAAATCAAATTAAAAAGAATTTTAAATGAGCAATCAGGGAATAAGGGGTTTTTATCAATTAACAGAAACAATTAAAACGCAATTATTAGCAGACATAAATGTTAATACTGTTACTACAGGAGATATTTCAGATATCAATCTAGGTAAGCAGGATATGTTTCCATTATCTCACATTATAGTTAATAATGTAGTTGTGAATGAACAAACCTTAGATTTTAATATTAGTATTTTATCCTGTGATATTGTCAATCAATCAAAGCTAGAAACAACAGATATATTCACAGGTAACAATGATGTTCAGAATATATTAAACACTCAACTAGCAGTATTAAATAAGTTAATACAGAAGCTAAGAATGGGTAACCTGCATACTGATATGTATCAATTAGATGGCAGCCCAAGTTTAGATCCTTTTTATGATAGATTTGAAAATCAATTAGCAGGATGGACTGCAACAATGAATATACAGATTTATAATGACATTTATATTTGCTAATGGAATTTAATGAAGTAGATAAAGAATTAAAAAAGTTTGGTAATTATATTATTCAGCAGTCAAGAAGCAACCTTACAAAAGGAAAAAGAAACTATACTAAAGAACTCTATAATTCATTAAGTTATAAGTTAGAAGAATCAGGTGATGGTTTTATCATTGATTTTTTTATGGAAGATTATGGTGCTTTTCAAGACCAAGGGGTTAAAGGTGTAAAAAGTAATTATTTAGAAAACAAAAACTCACCATTTTCTTACAAGGCAAGTAGCAATTTAAAAGGGTTAGAATATAAAACAAATATATTTTCTAAGTGGGCAAAATATAAGAAGCTACAACCTAGAGACAAAAAAGGAAGATTTGGAACGTATGAATCAATGGGGTATATCTTAGCCAATAGCATAAAGAACAAAGGTATAAAGGCTACTATGTTTTTTAGTAAACCATTTGAAGCTGCATTAGAAAGATTACCAATAGAATTAATAAACTCGTTTACGTTAGATGTTGAGAACTCAATATTATTAGCACAAAAAAATTAAACAATGGCAGATATAGCATTAAGAAGTCCACAATTTAAACATAAAGAAATTCCTGCAACAGGGGTGTTTTCTAGTGTTTGTACAGTTACAATAGATGGAACTTTAAGATATACATTAGTAAAAAACGTAGCACCATCAACTTCAGTTAATTTTGATATATCAGAACTAGCAAGGGATTATTTAGAAATCCAATATGATAGTAGTTACATAACTCAGAATGTTTCTATTGTTACATCTATAAATAATTATTCAGGGCTAAATGGTACAGGCTCAATAGTAGGTAGTGCTGCAACTTTTACAGATAGAGGATTTGAATCTTATGGAACTTTTGAGGAAGGTGTTAATCCATTTTTTACAGGAAATAGATCAGAGCCAACGATATTAATAGCTGCTAATAATTATACATCACCTGCATCTTTTACAATATTTGCACCAACAGGAAAGCAAGGCAAAATACCTTATATTGAAACTGATGCTAGTTTGTCTTCAGATTCATTTGCTACAAATGCTACAAGCATAACATTAGATGGAATTAATGTTGAGATAAAAAGAATTGATTGTACAAAATATGGAGCAGGTAGAAAGATAATATTTATAAATAAGTATGGATCTCAGCAAGACTTATGGTTTTTCTTAAAGGAAGTAAAATCAATAGCTAGAACAAACGAAAATTTTAAATCTAATACTATAACCTACCCTAGTGATACAAATGCAACATACTCAATAAGTGATGCACCAAACAAGGTGTTTAATACACAGGCAAAACAATCTCACGTTTTAAGTTCAGGCTATTATCCTGAGTTTGCAAATGAATACTTTGAGCAATTACTATTATCAGAATATGTTTGGATGGAAAGACCAAGCAAAACAAATCCTAGTTCTAATGAGATAATACCTGTAAATGTTAAAACCTCAACAATGACTTTTAAAACCTCTGTTAATGATAAATTGATAGAATATAATATAAACTTTGAAGAAGCATTTGATTACATAAACAATATTAGATAGATGCAAAAACTACAATTATACATTGAGGAACAGAGGGTAGATTTATTTAAGGATGAATCAGTTTCACTTACACAAACTTTACAGAATGTTAAGGATATCGGAAAGATATTTACTGAATTTACTAAAACATTTGCCGTTCCTGCATCTAGTGTAAATAATAAGATATTTAAACATTATTATAATTTTGATATAAATGGGGGTTATGATGCTAGAAGTAAACAACCTGCAACATTAGAATTAAATGACTTGCCTTTTAAACAGGGTGCTATAAAATTAAATGGTGTTAAGTTAAAAAACAACGTAGCACATACTTATAATATTACTTTTTTTGGAAATACAATAAACCTAAAAGATATTCTAGCAGAAAGTCAATTATCTTCATTAAGTGGTTTAGCACAATATAATAAAATTTATAGCTTTGACGATGTAGTTGATGCAATGCAGAATGCTGAAAATAGTGGCAATATAATTGTTCCTTTAATCACTCACACGAATAGATTAATTTACGATAGTTCTAGTCACGTTAATTTTCCCCCTAATCCAGATTTAGGTATTAGAAATATTGCACATCACGGAACAGGAACACATAATCAAAATGGTGTTGAATGGAATCAATTTAAGTATGCTATAAAATTACAAGCTATTATAGATGCAATAGAAGCAGAAACTTTTGCAGGGGGTAAGACAATAACTTTCTCAAATGATTTTTTTAATAAGCCAAGTAATACGGATTTCAGTAATTTGTTTTTATGGTTGCATAGAAAGAAAGGATCAGTAGATTCACCATCACAAGTTTTACAGAATTTTACTCAGGTAACAGAATTAGGAACAACTACTTGTGTGCCTGTTTCTAATTGTCAGCCATCAACATCTAATGTTTCAAATGGTATTTTAGCTTTAACTGCACAAGCACCTTATAGTATATCATTTTTAAATCTAAATGTAACACCACCAAATACAACTGATGCTTATACAATTAGAGTTATTAGGGATGGATCTCAAATCGTTGGAGAAGTTACAGGAACAGGTAACAAACAAATAATTGTAGTGCCTTGGAATGATAGTACCTATTCAATACAGATAGCATCTTCTACAAATATGGTTTTCCCTATTGGTGGAATACAATGGTCTGTTAGTTGGACTACAGGGGGTACAGGGTTTGGTGCTAATGGTCAGATGTTATATTCTAATGCTGCAACTTTTACTACTACTGCTTTTAAGGATTTTAACATAAACGAACAGATGCCTAAAATGACCATAATGGAATTTCTATCAGGTCTTTTTAAAATGTTTAATTTAACTGCTTATGTAGATGATGCAGGGACTATTGTAGTAAGAACTTTAGATAGTTATTATGAAGCAGGAACACAAATACCAATTAATATAGATAAATATTTAGATACAAAAACCTCAGCAGTAAATGTTGCTTTACCTTTTAAAAGTGTAAAATTTCAATATAAAGGTTTATCAACTTTTCTAGCTAAACAATTTGAGCAGATAAATAACTTAGGGTGGGGAACATTATCATATACTTTAGATGGTAATATTTATGATGCACCTACAAAAGAATATACAATAGAATTACCTTTTGAGCATATGCAATATGAAAGGCTTTATGATGTTGATGGTGGTGCTTCTACTGATGTTCAATGGGGGTATTTTGTAGATGATAACCAAGAATCTTATTTTGGCTCACCTTTATTATTTTATCCTATAAGGCAACCTGGTGGAACTTCAATAAGAATACGAGATACAATAAGTGATGATTATAATGATATTGATGAATATTTTATTCCATCAAATGCACTAGCTTTAAGTTCTAATACAAGTAAGGTTAATATACATTTTGGAAATGAGATAAACGAATACCAAGCAAATGAGCCTGGAGATCCTTTATCTTTTACAGATACTTTATTTATGACTAAATATATTAGTTACATAAGGGATGTATTTAATTTAAGTAGAAGAATCACAAAGGTGACTGCATATCTTCCGATGAAGATTTATTACAATTTAAAGTTAAATGACTTAATACAATTAGGTCAAAATAATTATAAGATAAATTCATTAACTACAAATCTATCAACAGGTAAAACTCAGTTTGAATTATTAAATGATGTAAGCCCATCAGTATCTAGTATTCCAACTACACCATCAGGATTAAATGTTACAAACTTAACATCTACTTCTGTTACTTTTTGTTGGAATGCTTCAACCTCAGCAGTTATTATGCGAAGCTATCAGGTTTATCAAAATGGTACGCAACAATCTAATATTATTCAAAGGGTACCTGCTATTCCAATTTCAAGTACATATTGTGCTACGATAACAGGATTGACACCTAATACAACTTATTCTTTTTATGTAAGTGCTTTAAATGATGATGTAGAAGAATCTGCTTTATCTTCAGTTTTAACTATAACAACATTACCATAATGATTAAAAATATAATAGATCTATTGCAGGTTGCAAAAGGAGAAACGGAAAATATAAGAATTGCACAAGGAAAGTATAAATTATCAGAAACTTTTTCAGAAGCTATTAAGCAAACAAAAACAAATATAATATGGCAAAAAAAATAGAACTTGAATTTGAGTTAAAATACAAAGAAGCTGCAAAAAACTTAGATGAATTTCAAAAAGAATATGCCAAGCTAGAAAAAGAAGTACAATCTGCTAATAAAAAAACAGAAGATGCTTTGAAGAAAGTTGAGAAATCAGCTAAGGATGGAGCAAAGGGAGTTAAAAAGGTGGGAGCATCTATAAAAACTTTAGCAAAAGCCACAGGTATTATTTTCTTATTACAGAAAGCATTTGAATTTGTTTCTTCTGCAATACAGGAAAACCAAGAAGTGATGTCTGGTTTAAATACTATCTTTCAAACTGCTCAAATTGTATTCAATGAAATAGTAGGGGTGTTTGTAGATGTTTATAAAAGTGTTTCGTCAGCAACAGAAAACTTTGATGCACTAGGAAAAGTGATGGGGGGTATTCTTACAGTTGTTTTATCACCTTTTAAACTTGCTTTTTATGGAATATCATTAGCAGTTCAGGAAGCACAATTAATGTGGGAAAAATCATTTTTTGGAGATGGAGATCCTGAAACAATAAAAGAATTAAATCTTGCAATACTAGAAACGAAATCAAATATAGTTGATGTTGCAACAGAAACTGCAAATGCTGCAGGTGAAATTGTAGATAATTTTGGAGAAGCAATTACCGAAGTAAGTGAAATAGGTACGCAAGTTGTAGATGGATTAAAAGATATTAGTATTGAGGCTGCAATAGAAACTGCTAAAACAAATCAGGCATTAAAAAAATCTGCACAAATAGCTGCAGCAGAATCTAGAATACTATTAGAACAATATGATAGACAGGCTGAGGTACAAAGGCAGATTAGGGATGATGAAACTTTAAGTATTGAAGATAGAAAAAAAGCTAACGATGAATTATTAGTTATTCTTGAAAAGCAAGAAACAGAAATGACTAAAAATGCTAAATTAGTCAAAGATGCAGCCCAAGCCCAATTTGATTTAACAGGTAAGACAGAAGATTATGTTGCAGTGCTAGAAGCAGAAGCAGAGATACAGGCAGTTGCAGCAACGGTTACAGGGTTTAAATCAGAACAACAAATAAATAATAATGCTTTAGTAAAAGAAGCAACTGAATTAACAAATGCAAAATTAGAAAGCGAATCATTACTATCAATAGAGCAAAAAAGATTTAATGCAGAACAGATAGAAGATGAATTAGCTAGATTAGAAGCATTAAAAGAAGTTGATATATTAGAAGCTGAACAGGAATCTTTAAGGCTACAAGCAATAGTTGATAATGCAAATGCAGGTACACAGGCTAAGATAGATGCAAGAATAGCTTTAGATCAATTTACAGAGCAATCAGAACAAACTAGTGTTACAAGGGCAAAACAAATAGCAGATGCAAAAACTAAAATTTCAGATGCAGAAGCAAAAGCTAAAAAAGATAACTTAGATAAAACTGCTTCAGTATTAGAAAACTTTAGTAACATAGCAGGAAAGGAAACTGCTGCAGGTAAGGCTTTCGCAGTCGCTGCTGCAACTATAAATACTTACAGAGGGGTATCAGATGCTTTAGCTGCCACTACTGCAACACCATTTGAAACTGCATTAAAATTTGCAAATGCTGCAGCTATTGGTATTTCAGGAATAGCAAATGTAAAAAAGATATTAAGTGTTAAAACACCACCTGTATCAGGGGGATCAGCATCACCATCAGGAAGTCCAACTCCTGCACCATTATCTGTACCACCTGCTTTTAATATAGTAGGAGCAAGTGGAACGAATCAATTAGCATCAGCAATAGGAGAACAATCTCAGCAACCTGTACAAGCATTTGTAGTTTCTAGCGAAGTAACTACTGCACAAGAATTAGATAGAAATATTATTGATGAAGCTACAATAGATTAAAAAGCAAAATTTAAAATTAAATACGTTATATTATTATGAAGATAGTTGAACTTATATTAGACGAGGATCAGGAAGAAAGTGGAATAGAAGCAATTTCAATCGTAGAATCACCTGCTATTGAATCAGACTTTGTAGCTTTAAAGAATGAAGAAATAAAGTTAGCAGAAATAAGTAAAGAAAAAAGAATCTTGCTAGGTGCTTTGTTAATCCCTAATAAACCAATTTACAGAAATGGTAGTGAGGGTGATTATTATATTTTCTTTTCTAAAGATACTATTTCTAAAGCATCACAAATGTATTTAAGAAATGGATATCAAAACAATTCTACCTTAGAACACTCAAAAGATTTAAAAGGTTTAACATTGGTAGAATCTTGGATCGTAGAAGATGAGGTACAAGACAAGTCAAGAAAGTATGGATTAAATGTACCTGTTGGGACTTGGATGGGTGCAGTTAAAGTTAATAATGAAGAAGTTTGGAATGAGTATGTTAGAACAAATAAAGTTAAAGGTTTTTCTATTGAGGGTTACTTTGCAGATAAAATGGAAGCACCTAAAGAAGCAGTTAAAGAAGATATGTCAAGTGAGATTGATAAACAGACCTTACTAAAAATAAAAGAAATTTTAACTTCTAATTAATGGGCAGAAATACAAAAAATAAAAAAACTTTTATACCATCTAGAACAAGTCCAACAGGAAGTTCTAGGGCTTGTTTATGTTGGGACACAAATAAATATTCTATTGAGTGTTGTGATGGATCTATGCAGGCTCAGGGCATAGGTGTTATAACAAGAACAGATTGAAAATGCAAAAATTAAATTAATAATCGTTATATAAATAATATGAAATCAACCGAAATGTTAAATCAAATTAAGACGCTTCTAAATATCGAGGTTAAACTTGAAGAAATGAAGTTAGAAAATGGCACAATAGTTAGTGCAGAATCATTTGAAAAAGGAAAAGAAATCTTTATAGTAACAGATGATGAAAAGGTAGCAATGCCTGTTGGAGAATATTTACTTGAAGATGGTAGATTAGTTGTAGTTGAAGAAGAAGGTAAAATTGGTGATGTTAGAGAAGTATCAGATGAAGTACCTGCAAAGGAAGAAGAATCAGGTGACAAAGAAATTACTGAAGATCTAGCTGAAGAAGAAGAAGAAAAAAAAGAAGAAGAAATGGCAGATGTTGCAGATTGGGAGGGAATGGAAAAAAGAATCCAAAACCTAGAAGATGCGATTGCAGATTTAAAAGCTGACAAAGAAAGTAAAATGAAAGAAGAAGAAATGTCAGAAGAATCTTCAGAAGAAGTAATTGAGGAAAAAGTAGAAATGTCAAAAGAAGTTCAGGAACAATTATCAGAACCTGCTTCTAAGCCAATTAAACACAATCCTGAGGGCGAAAGCAAACAAATGAAAAAGGTTGAATTTGGAAAAGGAAAATTTACATCAACATTAGATAGAGTATTAAATAAATTAAATAAATAAAATAGAATGAGTAATTTAAAAAACGTAGAATTAGCTACAACAACAAACATCACTACGACTTACGCAGGTCAATTTGCAGGTGAATATATCGCTGCTGCTTTATTAAGTGCGTCAACTATTGATGATGGTGGAATCACAGTAAAATCTAACATTGCTTTTAAAGAAGTAATTAAAAAACTAGCAACAGATGCATTAGTAACTGCTGCAGGATGTGATTTTAATCCAACCTCAACAATTACATTAACTGAAAGAATCTTACAACCAACTGAGTTACAAGTAAACTTACAACTTTGTAAATATGATTTCGTAAACGATTGGGAATCTGAGCAAATGGGCTTCGGATTAGGTCAGTCACTACCTCCTAAGTTTTCTGACTTTTTAATAGCACACGTTGCTTCTAAAGTTGCACAGAATACTGAATTTAATATTTGGCAAGGAGATACTGCTGCTGCATCTAAAAATTCATTTGATGGATTTGAAAAATTAATCGCTGCTGCTGTAACTGCTGGAGATGTACCTGCAGGTCAGGCTTTAACATCTGTAGCATTAACTGCTGCTAACATTGTAGAAAAAATGTCTGATGTAGTTGAAGCTATTCCTGCTGCATTGTATGGAAAAGAAGATTTATTCGTTTATGTTTCTTCTAAAGCTGCAAAACTTTATGTTCAAGCATTAGGTGGATTTGGAGCAAATGGTCTTGGAGCAAATGGTGTAAATGGAATGGGAACTCAATGGTGGAATAATGGATCATTAAGCATCAACGGAGTTAAAATATTTGTTTGTCCAGGTTTATCTGATGACAAAATGTATGCTGCAGAGAAAAGCAACCTTTATTTTGGAACAGGATTACTAAATTCTACACAAGAAGTTAAGGTTTTAGATATGACAGATTTGGATGCTTCAAACAATGTTAGAATGGTAATGCGTTTTACAAGTGGAGTACAATTCGGAATTGCTTCTGATATCGTATCTTACGCATAATTAATTAATTAACCAATAAAATAGGGTAGGTAGAATTTATCTACTTGCCCTTTTTTTTTAAAAAATCATATAAACAATGGCTTGTACATTAACAACAGGTAGAAAAATACCTTGTAAAAGTGCCTTTGGTGGCATAAAAAAAGTATTATTTGCTGATTATGGAACAATAGCTTCTATTGCAGTAGATAGCACAACTAAGGAAGCAACTATCACAGATGGTAGTCCTGCACCAAGTTGGTTTGAATATGATGTGAAAGGAAATTCTAGCTTAGAAACTACTGTAACAAGTAGTAGAGAAAATGGAACTACCTTTTATACTCAGACTTTAAACTTGACTTTAACATATTTAGATGCTAAAACTCAGGCAGAATTGCAAACACTTGCAGTTTCTAGACCTTATATCGTTGTAGTAGACTACTACGGTAACAACTTCCTTTGTGGGCTTGAAAACGGAATGGAATGCACAGGTGGAACTGTAGTTACAGGAGCAGCAGCAGGAGATTTAAGTGGATTTACTTTAACATTCGAGGGAATGGAAGAAACTGCTCCTTATTTCTTAGATGCAGCAGTAACGGCAGATGCAACACAAATTGACCCAACTGCATAATATAATTATTTAGTTAAAAATTAAGCATCCTTTATTGGGTGCTTTTTTTTTTGCTTTAGTAATTTTACAAATTAGATGTTTTTTTTCGTTATATTAATAATGATTATACTAACGACATCAGCAACTGCTCAATCTCTATCAGTAATACCAAGAAGCTATGTATCTACTTTTACGTTATCAATAAGGGATGATAGTACTAATGTAGAAAAAACTTATAGTATTACTAATGCAGTAAATTCAGGTAATTACTTAAATTTTAATAATATCTTTGATCCTATATTAGTTGAGAATCATTTTTACGATTTAAAACTTATAAGCAACGGAGAAGTTATTTTTAAAGATAGAATTTTCTGTACAGACCAAGATATTGACCAATTAAATAACGATTACTATGATTTAAATTCAAATGAATATTTAGATTATAATGGTTATGATAATACTTATTTAGTAAGATGAAAACAAGATTAAGAAATAATAAAGGGCAGTTTATAAAAAAATCTAAAACATCAGAGTTTGGATTTATTAATTTAAGTACTTATACAAGCCCTGAAGTTAAAGAAGTAAATGGTGCTGATTGGATTGAATATGGTGCTGATAATAATTACTTTCAGTATTTAATTGATAGATACAATGGAAGTCCAACAAATAATGCAGCTATTAATGGTATTAGTCAGGCTATTTACGGAAAAGGTTTAAATGCTACCGATTCAAGTTCTAAGCCAAATGAGTATGCTCAAATGGTTTCTTTGTTTAAAAAAGATGTAGTTAGAAAATTATGCTATGATCTAAAATTAATGGGACAATGTGCTATTCAGATTATCTATTCTAAGGATAGAAAGACTATTGCACAGATAGAACATATGCCTATTGAAACTTTAAGGGCAGAAAAATGTAATGAAGATGGAGAAGTACCTGCTTATTATTACTATAAAGATTGGGCAAATATAAAAAGAACAGATATACCTACTAGAATTCCTGCTTTTGGGATGTCTAAAGAAAATATAGAAATATTGTATGTTCAACCATACAAGGCAGGTTTTTATTACTACTCACCTGTGGATTACCAAGGTGGATTGCAATATGCAGAACTTGAGGAAGAAGTATCTAACTATCATTTAAATAATATACTTAATGGTCTAAGCCCTAGTATGTTAATTAATTTTAACAATGGTACTCCAAACCAACAAGAAAGACAATTAATAGAAAATAAGATTGCTCAGAAATTTAGTGGGACAAGTAATGCAGGAAAGTTTATACTAGCTTTTAACGACAATAAAGATAGTCAAGCAGAAATAACACCTGTTCAGTTATCAGATGCACATAACCAATATCAATTTCTTTCTGAAGAATCACAATCTAAAATACAAGTAGCACATAGGGTTGTTTCACCATTTTTATTAGGTATTAAATCTAGTACAGGTTTTTCTAGTAATGCAGATGAAATAAAGACTGCTAGTTTGTTAATGGATAATACTGTAATAAGACCTTTTCAGGAACTTTTAATAGATAACTTTGATAGAATACTAGCTTACAATGATATTAGCTTAAATCTATACTTTACGACCTTACAACCATTAGAATTTACTGAAGTAGATTCCGAAATACAAGATAAGGAAACTATTGAGGAAGAAACAGGTGTTGAAATGGAAAAGTTTAGTCTTAAAAAAATAGACGGAAAACAGGCATACATATCTTCAGAAGAAGTTACTTTAGAATCTTTTGGAGAAGATGAAGATTTATCTGAATGGGAATTAATAGATGAAAGAAAAGTTGATTATGAAGCAGAGGATGCTTTGGATTATCAGATAGATCAATTAAACACAAAAGGAAAAAGTTTACTTTCTAAACTATGGGAATTTGTATCAACAGGAACTGCAAGACCAAATGCAAAAAGTAGTCAGGATGAATTGGTTGATGGAACACAATTTAAAGTTAGATATCAATATGCACCTCTAAAAGATACATTTGACAAAGATGGTAAAAATGTTACTAGAGATTTTTGTTCTAAAATGGTAGCAGCTAAAAAGATATACAGAAAAGAAGATATTGAAATGATGAGTAAACAGGCAGTTAATGCAGGATGGGGACCTAGAGGTGCTGATACATATTCGATTTGGTTTTACAAAGGAGGTGGGGCTTGTCACCATTTTTGGATGCGTAAGACTTATATGAAGAAAGGAAAAGGAAGTATTGATGTTAAAAGTCCACTTGCACCAACAATAAGTGTAAGTAAAGCAATAAAGCAAGGGTTTAAACCTGAAAAGAATAGTCCATTAGTTGCAAAGCGACCAATAGATATGCCTAATGAGGGATTTTTACCAACAAATAAAAGAAGATAAATGGCTACACAATTATTCATAAACAGAACAGATTTAGTTCGTAATTCCATAATGGATGGAAATATTTCGACGGATAAGTTTATACAATTTGTAAAGATAGCACAAGAAATAGATGTTCAGCAAATAATGGGAACAGATCTGTATAATGGTTTATCTGCAGCAATGCCAAATATAGACGATGCTTCTAATGCAAGGTGGAAAACAATTTTAGATGACTATATTGTACCTATGTTAATTTGGTATGCTCAATCTAATTACTACCCATTTGCTGCATATCAGGTTAAACAAGGTGGGGTATTTAAACATACATCAGAAAATTCTATTTCAGTAGATAAAAACGAAGTAGATTTTTTAGTTGAGAAAGCAAGAACAAATGCTGAATGGTATTCTAGAAGATTTATTGATTTTATGAGTTTTAATCAGGCAACATATCCTGAATATACAAGTAACTCAAATGATGATATTTACCCAAGTTATGATTCAACATTTAATGGTTGGGTTTTATGATCTACAAGCCTAAGAAAAAAAACATAGAAAAGTTAAAAGTCTTTTTAAAAAAAAGAAATAAAAAAATAAAGAATGGCAAACGAAATTTATAGTACAAGTTGGTGGGGAAGTCCTATGGAAATAGGATGGGGAAGCATTTATTATCGTTTTGCTTTTCCTAGTGCTATTCCTGCTTTATTAATTACTTTAGAAAGCAGAGCAACCTATTATGAAAACGTTACTTGTACAACTGCAACATTAACCACAATAGAAAACATAGAATAAGATGGCAGATAATTTATTAGATAAAGCATCAATATTACTTACACCAACTGCATACGACAATGGCAGAATGTTAAGTGTAAAGCCAAATGAAAATTTATATGGCTCAGAGGAAGTTACTAACGGAGATTTTGATGGTAATGCAAGTGGATGGAACTTACAAGTAGGATGGGCTTATAATGGAAATAAAGTTTCTAAATCATTAAATAATTCTTCTTACTTATTGCAAACTTCCGCCTTAACTATTGGTAAGAAATACAAGGTTACATTTACAATTTCAGATTACGTTTCAGGTGAAATTGGATTAAATAGTGTTTTTTGGGGTACAAATAATCTCTACTCTACTAATGGAACTTATGAAGTTACCGCAATTACAACAAGTGCAAATTTTTATCTTTATAGTAATGCAAGTTTTGTAGGCTCAATAGACAACGTTTCAGTAAAAGAAGATTTAAGTGGAGATTTCAACTTTGAAAGAAATTCTGCTGCTACTAGAGTTAACGCACAAGGTTTAGTAGAGAATGTACAGATAATCAGTTCAGAGTTAGTTTCAAATGGTAACTTTTCACAGATAGGTACAGAAGAAGTATTAAACGGAAACTTTTCACAAGAAGGAAGTGAGTTAGTTA